TCCTGGTTAAGTTGGATGATTCGCTAAAGTATATGGACCTATTAAGATCCTTATCGGTTATGGGTTTAACTACAATGGAAAGCGCATTACACAGTATTGGTGTAATCACAGGTGCCGCCGCCATTAGAGCTAGACACCATGATAGAAAAATACATACTCTTATTAGAGATGTCAATAAAACGAGCAAAAACGAGGGTGCCTTTGTTAAAGAGCCAGAAAGCGGAGTACATAATAATTTAGTATCTTTCGACGCCAATTCTCTTTACCCAAATACCATGGTGACGCTTAACATATCACCAGAAACAAAATTGGGAGCAATAGTAGACGAAGATTCGGAGATGGTAACTATAAAAGACATTAATGATGCTATTCACAAAATAAGTAGATCGTCATTTAATAAATTAGTGGAGAAGGAGTCTGTTGCCATATCAAAGGCCAATATTCTTTTCACACAGAAGAAGAAGGGTTTATTTCCTGAAATCATTGATGTTTATTATAAACAAAGGGTTGATGCCAGAAAGAGGATGGATAAGGTTAACAAGCTTCTTGTTACTGAAAAAGATCCGTCTGAAATAAAAAAACTACAGTATGAATCTAGGCTGTTGGACATTAAGCAGCATTCTTTGAAGATTTTTCTTAATTCTATATATGGTGCTTTTGGTAACAAATACTTCACATTGGGTGACGATGATCTAGCTAGGTCGATTACATTATCTGGGCAGGCTATTATCAATCAAGGTTCTGAGATCTTGACCAAATACGTTGAAAATTTAACTGGTAAAAAGATTGAACGAGAGGTTATTAGATATATTGATACTGATAGTTTGTTCTTTTCATTCGATGAGATTATATCACACAATGGTATTAAATTTTCGGAAAATGGTTTGGTAACAGCTGATATGTATAAATTGATCGATGAAGCATCCGATCATTTAAATTCAGAAATACTGAAATGGGGTGCCAATGAATTTAATAGTAAGGATTGTAGAATTGTATTTAAAAGAGAAAAAATTTGTGATGTTGCTATGCTTTTGAGAAAAAAACATTACATATTACATATTTTAGATAACGAGGGGATAGCTTGTAATAAATTCAAATACACTGGTGTTGATGTTGTTAAAAGCACGATGCCTAAAAAGGTTAAGCCATATGTTAAGAAAATTGCTGAGACATTGTTGACGACAATGAATAATCAGACGACAAATGATGCTGTCACTGAAGCGCATGATCAATTTTTAAAATTACCACTTGAAGAAATAGCCACCATTAAGGGTATTAAGAATTATGAAAAATACTCCAAATTGTGTAATGAATTTCAAACAACTAAGGGGATGCCTAACCACGTTAAAGCTGCTTATTATTATAATTTATTGATAGAGAGATTGGAATTGGATAATAAGTATGAGAAGATTCAGAGTGGAGATAAAATAAAACTTTTCTATCTGAAGAAACCTAATAGGTTTGGAATAGATGCTATAGCTTTTAAATATTATTATCCAGACGAATTTAAGTCTTTATTTGAACCAGATTACGAGAAGATGTTCGATAAGGTTATATTTTCACCAGTTCAAAAGTTTTTTGAGGCTGTAAATTGGATTCCGCAAAAACCCAACGATATGACAACTTGTGATTTAGTTAATTTTTTTGCAGAATAATTGTTGATTTTTTATTTAAACGTGTTAAATTATTTACCTATGGAAGAACAAGTAAATACAAAGGTTTTTATCGATCACGTTGGACATACTATCGTTGGTGATGTTTTATCATCAGATGGTAAACTGAGAGTTAAAAATCCAGCAATTCTAATCGCATCACCTAATAATACTGGGCAACTTACAGTTCAATTGGTTCCAGTTTTCTTTAAGGAATTTGTGAATATTACAGTTCGTGATGAAGGTGTTATTTTTAATTATGACCTTTCTAAGATCGTAATGTCAGAAGTTAATTTGGATGAGAGACTATTAGAGCAATATGTTAATATGTTTAAACCTACTCAAAGGGTTGAAACTAAAGAGGCACCTACCATCAAGTTGTTTGATGAATAGGTATCAATAGTTAAAAATAAATAAAAAAAAGATCCGTGAGAGTTTGACTTTCACGGATCTTTTGTTATTATAGGGTATGGGTAAAAATAAAAAAGAAGTTGATGAAACAAGTGAAGAAGTTGGTAACATTAAAGATGTATTTAAGATTCTAGATGATCTTAATCCAGAAGCAGCGTATTTGAATGAAAACACGCTATCAACAGTTAAAGAGTGGGTGGATACTGGTTCTATGGCTTTAAATGCCATTATTTCTGGTTCTTTGTATGGTGGCATTCCCATGGGGAGAATCACAGGCTTGGCTGGTCCACAAGCTTGCGGAAAAACACTTATCGCTAACAAGGTGATGGCTAATGCTCAAAAGAAAGGAATGCATGTGGTTTACTTTGATACTGAAAATGCTCTTGATCCAGAGACTGCCATTAACCTTGGATGTGATGCTTCTAAGATTAAACATTGTCCTGTTGAAATTATTGAGGATTGTAGAAATCAAATTGTGAAATTCCTAAAGAGTGTAGTAGAGAATAAATTACAAGGTAAAGTTATGTTGGTAATTGATTCTTTGGGTAATTTAATTTCTTCGAGAGAAGCTAAGATCATTGAAGATGGGAAGGATAGTGCCGATATGGGTGCAAGAGCGGTTAGTCTTAAGAGTATGTTGAGGGCTATCACTCATGCGGCGGCCAAGGCTAATACGCCAGTTCTTTTTACAAATCACGTATATGATAATCCAGCAGCCTTGTATCCAACATTGGTTAAGAATCAATCGGGTGGATCTGGTCCTCTTTATATGAGTTCCGTGCTTGTGCAAATGTCAACAAAGCAAGAAAGATCTGGAAAATCTGATAATAAAAATTCAGATGATGAAATTACCCCTCTATCTAAAGACGTTAATGGTTTAACAATGCGAGCATTTACTACGAAAAATCGTTTTGTTCCTCCATTTTTAACATGTGAAATGTATTTGAACTTTAGGTCTGGTCTGAACAAGTATTCTGGTTTGCTTGAGATGGCTGAAGGATATGGTGTATTGGAAAAACAGGGACATAGACATGCACTGAACGGTGAAGTTCTTGGTTTCTATAAAGATTGGCGTAACGATGCCGTCGTATGGGATAAGATTCTCCCATTACTTGAGGAGAAACTTAAGAATGAATTAAAGTTTAAAAAAGAAGACTAATTAAGTCATTTTAAATAACTGAGTCTCAAGAGTTCAAGTCGATATTAACTATATTGATTTGAACTCTTATTTTTTAAACATAAATATAATTATGAATACCATTTATGGTGCAAATAATAAGAAAACATTTATTGAGTTACAAGCCCTAAACACAGGTAAAAGTAAATTAAATTTTTCAATGTTTCTTATGGGAAATGAATCATTTGAGGTATATAAGGTTCATGTATTGGCTAAGAATTATAAATTCCCAAGAAAGAAATATAACACTTTTTTTGGAATTACTGAACCCAAAACTAAAGAATTTTCACCAGATTACATGAGTCCAATTATTACCGATGAATGGTTTGTAGCGTGTTGCGGTGATATAACAAACAGGAAAGAATTGATGAATGAAGTTGAGGGTGATACTGTTAGTTTAATAGTATCTGATCTGTTAGTTGCCATATCTAAAAATTCAAAAAAGAACGATGTTAAACTTATAAGTGAAACCTTATCTTATCTACAAGGTAATTATAGCATGTGGATACATAATGCTGTAACTAGAAATTCATTTATTGTTAAGTGTAATGCTGATTTATATGTTGATATATACGAAAATACCTTCTCATCTGTTAAGTTTGATAAATCTTCCGAACTCCAAGATGGAGAAATTTATCAGTTAACTAGAGAAGGTATTACGAATGTTGGCTCTTTTGAGTGTCCTATATGTTAGTAATTAGATGACCTAAAATCTTCATCTTGTCCACGCCAATCGGTACCCATTCTGCGAATTTCATCTTCAATTTTGTTTCTTTCAACATCTTTACCCATGCCCGCAGCAAAATCACTTCTTTTACCCAATTTAGATAGTTCTGGATCTTCGTCAATATCGTAGTCATCATCCTCAAAATTTTGCAAAACGGCATTCTCTGTTCCGCTTTCAAAATCATCGAAAGCCTCTGCTTCCATTTCTTCTTCTCTAAGAACACCCAATTCTGTCAATTTTTCATAAACCTTCAATGGTGATTCTTTAATTTGGTCTTCTTCATCGAGAATTGAATTTGCCATTTCAATTGCCTTTTTCAAATTTGTGAAAATCTCAGTATCTTCACTCATGTCTGGTATATTGCGAAGGATAGCACGAATAACTGGTCCTAGATTAAGACCTATTTCATCAGCTTTTATCACCACGTTTTTCTTAGGACGCGGCTCGTCTGGGGTATCATCATCTAAATCGTCAATATCGGCATCGATATCGCTCATATCATCATCGGAGGCATCCCCGATCATGTTTTGCTCGTTTAGTATTAATTGTTTATAGGATTCGAATATAGCTTCCTGATCTTTATTTCTCATAGTATTGAATTATTTAGTTTATATGTTACAATATTTTTATGAATATTGTTGCGTGTAGCATATCACGAAGTGCTGATCCTTGTCAAACTAAAATTTTCAAAAATCTCCAAAAAATAAATAAGCATTCCGAAAATAAAATAGATTTAAAATTAAAACATAATAACACGAAGATGGGTTTATGTAAATTTTATAATAAATGTATTGACGAACATGCCAAGATCTGCGATTATATGATTCTTGTCCACGATGACGTGGAATTTATAAACATGGATTTGGCTTATCAAATAGAACAGGGAATGCAAAAATACGACATCTTAGGTGTTGCTGGATGCATCGATCCCACAATTAAAGATGATAACTTATGGCATCTTATGACTGATAGAAGCAAGTTGAGGGGGTTTGCTGGTCATCCATGTTCTAATGATCCAGAAGAATTTTATGTTACAGTATTTGGACCATCTCCAAATAGAGTAGCTATGATTGATGGTGTTGTCATGGTATTGAATTGTAAAAAGATATTGGAATCTAATACTAGATTTGATGAAAATTATATGTTTCACCACTATGATTTAGACTTTTCTATTCAATGTAATATGAATAAATTAAAAATTGGCACTTGGCCTATTTTAATCAACCATAGTTCACCAGGTTTAAAGGAAAGACATAAAGGTTGGAGTGATTCAAACGAATATTTTAAAAATAAATGGAAAAAAATACTACAAAAATAGATTTAGATTACTACGAGAAAGTTGTGATGTATAACTGTCTTTTTGACAGTGGATATTTGGGGGCTATCATTGATCATTTAAATCCAAGCATCTTCATGGATAAGGATATTAAGTGCATAATTAGCATTATAACCGACTTCTACATTAAAAGGAGCGAAGTTCCATCTTTAGTTGAGATTAAAACATATACAGATGAGCCTAGTTCTAAAGAATCTCTAAAAAGCTTGGGAGTTAAACTTAGGGAACTTGAAAATGTAAAATTTAATCGTGATGAATTATTTGAAAATACAGAAACCTTCCTCAAAGAAAGGTCTGTATATAATACCCTTTTAGAAGCTGCTCAAAAGCTCGATGGCGGTAACTTAGATTCATCTGCATTACTGATTAAGATGGAAAAAGCTGTAGGCATAAATTTATCAACATCTATAGGTATGAGTCTTCTGGACGATGTTGATCACTTTATAAACGAACTTTCTAAGAATGAGAGCAAAATATCTAGTGGATGGAGATGGTTGGATAATAAGATTAGTGGTGGTTTTTGTGAGAATGGTAGGGCATTATATGTCTTTATCGGTGAAACAAATGTCGGTAAATCCATTTTCCTTGGAAATGTTGCTGCTAATGTGGCAATGCAAGGCAAGACATGTTTGGTAATTTCTTTGGAAATGTCTGAGATCATGTATGGAATGCGATTCGCATCCAATTTGACTAAAATTCCAATGTTTGAGTTGAAGAATGATTTTGGCAAGCTCAAAAACCAATTGAATAATATCAAGAAGAGAAATAAGGAATCGAAAATTCTAATTAAAGAATTCCCTCCATCAACAATATCCCCATTTCAAGTTGCGGCATATTTGAAAAAATTACAGCAGAGAGGTATTAAGGTCGATTGTTTGGTATTGGACTATTTGAATCTGATGGACAGTGGTGTTAAAGGTG